ACTTTTGACAAGCACACCGAAATTATCTCCTGTATTTGCATTACGGTCGTAAGCAACAGGATTTATATCAAAAAAGGTGTGAAAGAGAAATTTGAATTTAGGCGCAAGGTCGTAAGACCCTGGCCTAAATATCTTGGCAGCATGTGTAAAATCTCGAAGAATGGCACTACCGAGACCTGCCTCTTTTTGAAGATTATCTCCGTAGTATGCCATTTAACTAATATTACTCGCCTATACCACTTGATAAGCCGACTTCTGCTACTGTTGGCTGACGACCGTTGATTGTACCTGCGCCGATACCTACACCAGCTGGAGCACCATCAACACTATCAAGACCATCAGATTGAACAGCGTTGTCATAAGTAATTGTTAAACCAATTCTTACATCTTCGTTTGTACCGTAGTTCATGTTGTTGTAGTTGACAGTCTTTAAGAAGCAACCATATAATTCCCAACGCTCAAGAATGTTAGCTTCATAGCCTCCATTACCGCCGTCTAAAACATCAATATACGCACTAAACTTGTAATCACTTGCTGCTGCTGCGCTTGCCTGCTCAACAAAATCAAGTTGTTTCTGTAGTTGTTCACCTACTAAACGAGATACATTGCCACCTGCATCATCACGCAAGTTGACTGTAATATCTGCCCAAGTATGTTTTCCTGCAATTTTAATTGTTGAATTGTAAATTTGCAAGGGGATTTCAGCAAAAGACAAATTGGGTCTGGTTATATCTATGACCTGTCTTGTCAATTGTAAATCGTTGTCGCCCAGACCAAAATTTAAGAATGTCATTCTGAATCTGAACTGTAACTTCGGCATCAATAAGCCTTGGTTTTCTTGACCGTCTGGCTTTACCGATAAGTTACTTAATGAAAATGAGGCTGCTGCCATTTTTATTTCTCCTGTTAATATTATTTATCGTTCATCATATACTAATAGGGAGGGGGTAAAACCCTCCCTATAATATTATGCTCCTGATAATTCCCCTGTGTTCAAGATACGAACTGGAATATAGATGAATTCAACAGCCTTGACTGGTTCAATTGCTATATCTACCCATAGTTCATTTCTATCAATTCTTGCTGGAGTATTGTTACTTTCGTCACAAACTACCAAGAAGTCATAGACACCGCGCTTGGCAACTAAGTCAAGCATTAATGATTCACATGTGTTCTTAATTTGAGCACGTGTAAATGCATCGTTAGGTTCAAACACATATGGTCTGCCTGCTAGTGTTAATTGTCTACGGATGTAAGCAACTAAACGAGCAACGTTAGTTCTATCAAGCGCACTTTGTGAATTGAAACTTGTTTTATTACCGTAGTTCAATAAACCTTGACCTGTGAAGAACACAAGAGGATTAATGAAGTTTTCATACAATGTATCACGAAGTCCCAATCTAGTCTTAATAGAAACAAATTCACCTGTTTGTCTATTGACATAACCGATACTTGTAGCATTATCAATAATACCACGGCGTGTACCTGCTGCTGCTAACCAAGGATAAGCAATTGTGTCATTTCTAACAAATGTTCGTAACATCATATGTGATGCTGGAACTGCAACTAAGTTTCCTGTAAGGTCGCTTGTCATACCACTTGGATAGAATAAACCCATGTATGTATTTCTTGTAACAAGTCCTTCTTCGCCTGTTGTTGCTGCCCCTGCTGCGTTAGTAGCCCAGGCTTGAACAGCAGTTGCACTATCAACAAGACCTAACGGTGTGTCGCCTAAGATGTATCCAGTTTCACCGCGATCTGCGTTTAATACAATCATGTTAGGTTGTAATTCTGGATAGTTAGGTGTTGCCATTAAATTAAAGAAATTATCTTCATCACGGATATCGGTGTTGCTATTGATAGCAGCACGAAGTGATTCAACTACCATTGCACGTTGTGCTTTGCGTCCCATATATGGTGCACCGTTAGCCATGTTACCGCTTACAGTTACCCAAGCATTTCTTTCTGTAGGAAGTGCTTGATCAGGGAAGCTAGTTGCATTGAAATAATTTTCTTTGAACTGTTTAACATTATAACCTGAACGGCGTGTATTAAACAGCAACATACCTGTTGGATATAAATCAGCATCTGGAGCATCTAAATCAAGATAGTTGCTTGTTAACAAACTAACTATTGTTGGAATAGGATCGTCTGTTACACTTGTTGTGCCGTTTGTAGCCCAACGAGCATCTGCAAATACTACACCAGTTGGATTTAATTGATCACTGTTATCAATTAACACCCATTGAGGATCACCGTTTACTAACTGCCAACGATAAATTACAGGATAATTATCAAGATTGCTTGTATCAATCCATATATCACCGTATGCTAGGGCTGTGCCATCACTTTGTAAAGTTGGAGCACTTGCACTTATGATTGGGCCAGCCGGATCAGTAGTATTTGATCCTGTTGGTGTTGGGAAACCATTTGAATCATATGCTTGATTCTTATAGCCCTTCCAGTTACCATTGTACTTGACCATAATATCAACTTGGTCAACAACACTGTAGAACCAGTTAGTATTATTAGCAGGTTCCGCTACAGGTGCACCTTCGTTTGCTTCATATGTAAATTCTACCCAATTGCTTAATAAAGCCTGATAGACAACAGCAGTATTTCCTGATACATATTGAATCGATGTTATTGGACCTGTACCACCACCGCCACTAATAGAAGCAACTTTAATTACAAGATTATTTGCGGGAGTTGTGCCGCCTAAATCTGCACCAGCAATTGTAATTAATTCACCAACTGCATATCCTGATCCGCCGCCACCACCTATAGATGTTGGATTAGGGAGGTATGAACCAAGTAATCTAGTAACTGTGAAAGTTGCACCAGTACCTGATCCCGATGTTGCTGATTGTGAAATACCGCTATATTGTGTTGATACCGGATTACCATATTTAACTCCATCAGTAGTGTTAGGTATAAATCCAGCTTCAACTAAGGCACCATTTGACTTACCCAAATTTGCTCCTGCACTAGTAATTGTATCATCTAATGTGATGATACCACCTAATGTGTGAGTAATTTGAATTGCACCGGTTGTTGTAACTGATGCTGAAGTGTTTGGAATACCAGCAGCAGACCAATCAACTACGAAATCAGTAGCGTCTGATCCTTCAGCTATAGTTACTGTGTATGGACCATCTAATACTGATGTACCTGGCGCAGAAGTATAAACTGTAATAATATATGGACCTGTACCTAAAGGTGCTAATGTGCTAAAGTCAGGATTGGTATTTGTACCTGTAACCACTGTAGGTCCAGTAGCTACACGCTTCCATAAAAATAATGGTGTTGCTGGTAAATTTCCACCAAATTCATACTGACCGTAAACTGATCCTGCAGGTATAGCCTGACCGCCAGTTGGATCTAATTCAGCAATAACGGTTTGGTCGTCAACAGCCAATGTTACAGTTTTAGTTACCCAATCTTGTAAAGTAGTATCATATTCTTCAACTACTGGGGCGACACCTGTACCACCTACCTTATACCATACAGAACCTGTTGGTCTAGCAATTGCTTGACCAGTTTGCCATGTTGGTTGTTCTGCTGAGGTACCCCACTCTACATGTGGAAGATAATATGTACCAGCATCGATACCCATGTCGTCCAGTGGTGTACCAGTGTTATTTGATACTGCTAAATATCTTGGAGTTCCGCCTTCTGGATAATCAGAGAAAATGCACAATTGTCCATTGCGTACTTCTGCACTAAGGAATCCATATCCTAGCGAATTTATTACCGAAGTTACACCTGTAACACTTCCGATACCACCACCATCGTCCGGTACTGTAATTTCTACAGTAACATCACCGTCAATGTTTAAATCAAAACTATCACCTGCAGTTAATACAGGATTAGATTCTGTACCTTGAATTGTAGGCCAATCATTTTTCCAATCAGATGATCCAACAACAACCCAATTATTTGTTGTTGCTTTATAGAAAAATTCTTTACCAACTAAAGGAGCAGAACCAGATTGACTTATTGCTACAACAGCATAATCACCCTGCTGACCAATACTTTGTAATGGGACACCAGCTGTCAAATTTGTCGAATCTGTAATTACGATTGGAGTTTGTAAGACGAAACTGCCTGTAGTACTATTGAATTCGTAAATTCCCCAAGTTGAAGTGGTTGTATCTAACCAATATGTACCATCAGCAGGCGCTCCTACTGGGCGTCCTGTTTGACCAATTAAACTTGCTAAATCAATGTCTGCTCTTAACACAAAGCAGCGATTTGTTACACCTAATACTGAATATGCAGCAAGTAAGCCGTATTCGTTCAACTCATAGCCCTGTAGGGGAGTACCATTAGTTGTTGTGTAAAATGTTGGGTTACCAAAATATGTAACCAAGTCTCGTTGACTGGTTATTTGATATAATTTATTTGCGTTTGCAGCAGTTGTACCAACTGCAATGCCTGCACCGTTAGGGTCAGCTTTATCTTGTGCAGTTGCAATCAATACGAAAGGTACTGATCCTGGTGCAGCTGGAAGATATTGACTTTCATCAGTTACGGTTACTTGTACGCCTGGAGATGTTAATGCCATTTTCTTTTTCCTTTACTGTAAAATTATGAGGTTTACCACCTGAGAATGCATAATCTTATTTATAAAAATAACCAAAAAACAATGGTTTACCGTGCCTTCGAAGGTTTAAATATAATTATGGCAACACTAAGACCTATTTGTAAACTTTGTAATAAAAATTATAGGGCAGTGAACTACCACCGTGATGGAATAGTTCATTACAGAAGTGTCTGTGATGATTGTGGAAGAAAAAAGAAAAAACTTAAATCTAGGCGAAGCCTTTGGACTAAAGGCGGCTATCAAAAAAAGGCAAACTGTGATTTATGTGGCTTCCATAGTGTTATGCCTACACAAATCACAGTTTTTCATATAGATGGAAATCTAGAAAATATTGCGATTAGTAATCTTAGATCGGTATGCTTAAATTGTATAGAAATTATTAAAAAGAAAAATGTAAATTGGAAACGTGGAGATTTAGAGATTGATTATTGAATCGACTTTCCTATGCAACTCATCGATAGAACCATTATTATCGATATAAAAATCATAATCTAAACCAACACTGCTATATTCGCTTGCATGAACATTTGCCTGTTTAAGTCTATCTTTTGCTATCGCCCATCCTATCTGTCTAGGACCTTTATTGAGATTGGATGCATCTTCATACCACACTGGTCTAGGTCCTCGTTCAACTCTGCATGTAATACCACCTGCTTTTTTAATAGCATTAATTTCGTTTAGAAATCTACAATCAGTAATTACGATATTGTCTTTTGTATTTTGTAATTTTTTTTCAACACTAGCGACCCAGATATCAGAATGAAATCCGTTCCTACAAACTTCAGTACCCCAGTTTTGTAAAACCCATCTGGGAGTTAAATTAGGCATATCAAGTCTTTCTGCCCACCAATTGTCTACCGTATCTCTCCATGCCCTGCTACTTGTTGTAGTTCCTTCAAGCATGTCTCGGTCCCAATCAAAGATTGCTGCTATTGCATCCTTTAAACTTCCAGCAAAACTAATTCGTTTATATCCATGAAAAGTACACAAATAATCAGCAATTGTATCTTTTCCTGAACCTATAAATCCCGTTACGCCTATGATCATGTAGAAACTCCTGTCAGAATACTTATTATATGACAGGATAGCGTAAAAGAAAAGAGTTAGTTTACCCTTGTATCCAAGTTAGTGGTTGACTGTAATCTTGGTATCTACGCAAATCTTCAATAAGTGTTTCTTGAAGTGCTTTAGATTCTGCTTTCATAGCAGTACCGTTAAGAGTTGTACCGCCACCTGGACCTGCAATACTACCAAATTTTTCACGGGCTTCGCCAATTATCCCTTTAAGGACTGCTAATGTAAAGTCACCAATCCAAACACCAGCACCAGGATCCTGTATAAGTTCTTCTACAGGACGCTGCACATCGGCCCATATTAATATTCTTTCGCCGGTTCCTTTAAAATCTCTAACCACTTTTAAGACTTTGGTAACTGGATTAAAAGTATATGTTACATAACCACCGAACATTCTAGCAGCTAATTCAACATATCCTGCATAGAAATCATATGTTGCCATACCACCGGTGTAGTTATAATTCAACAAATATGTATTTAAAATAGCACTACTAAATGGATCGAATGATGTTGAGCTTGGGCCTGTTTCTAAACCTACAGTTCTACGGAATAGACTTCGTACATTAATAAATTCTTGCGGTAAAGTATATGTGTCAACATTTTTAATTACCGTCATTAATGTATATGATTCGACAGTTGCATTTTGTGCTCTTTGTCTATAAATTTTGATAGCATAATTAAAAGCTGCCTCATAATGCTGAGGATCTAATTCCAAATCAATAATATCGCCGCCCAAACGCAGTCTTAAGTTATTGAAAAGTGCCTCTTTTAATTCATCTAATGTTAAATTTGTAGGTGTTGTTAATACGCTTGCAACCATTTTTAGTCCCCGTTATAATGTATTTATCGGGTGTCTATAGGTCGCCTGCTTTACGGTTTTCACTTTGGTAAATGTCAAACTTTCCACCAGGATATCTAGTTTCCAGTTTGCGAACATTTTCAGCAATAACATCATTTGGGTCAAGATTCAATGCCCTGCAAGCATTGATCCAATACCACATGATATCACCTAGTTCACGCTTCATATGAAACACATTTTCTTCATTTAGTGGTTTGCCTTGAAAGAAAATCTTTTTAGGAATCTCGCAAAACTCACCACTTTCTGCGGCAAGTCCTAAACATGCTGTTAGCAATAGTGGGACATTAATATCCGGGCCATGTTGATTGTTTGTAAAGTCATAATTGCCATCTAGTAAATCGCAACGATTCATAAATGTAGTTAAATCATTACTAGGTTCACTTGTTACAGCTTTTACAAACTCTTGGTATCTGTTTAAATCAACTCCACTCATATTTTTATCCTTATTTAAAATTTAAATGTAAATTATTTTTTGTAATGTAATCATACAAATGTTCTGCATATAACTTGTGCGGAACCTCATCATGGTGATAATATTGTGCTTTTGCGTTCTTATAACCCATATTAGCATACTTATAATAGAACGGCTCAGCATTGTTATCAAAGTCTAAGAATCGTTTTCTATCAATCTGTTCTTTATACCAATCTAATGTGACATGGTGTTGTGTAAACATATACAAAGTATTTACAAACAGGTATTTAATTTTGTTCATTTTTAAAAAATACTGAAGTTGCGTTACATAGGTCGCACTCAATATTTCAAGGAATAATTCATTATCTACCATAAATCTATGGTAACCCTCTATGAAATCTTGCTCTTTACTGCCGTTACCTTTGTAACCTAAGTTTATACGGATATAATCGTCATGTGTAGGACTATACCAATCGACATGTTTATCCCATTCATTTTTATACCATGTTTTTTGATAAAAGGGCACCTCCATTCGTATGCCATCGGCCCATCCTACTAAAACAAATACTTCATCATAGGGATCATATTCGTGATTGAACCAGTCAAGGACACTTCGAACAATTCCGCCATTCGCTGATCCTGCAATTGCTATATTGATAGGTTCATATCCCAACTTATTTGCTAGTAAATTACCAAAACTATTTTTACGATTGTATTCACTATCACAAGATCCATCAATTTCAGAGCCTGCAGGATCACTTCCGCCTGCTATTAACATTATTTTTTTACTCATATATACCTCTAAGTTTTGCTAAAACTCTTTCATATACTATATCATTGCCTTGAGGATTATAATGATTCATTGATCCTCGATATTTTTCAAAAATTTTTTTAAAGTTAATAAAATTTTTAAACTTGTATAAATTGTCCCACTCGATGTGTGAAATATGCAAAGTGTTGCTTCCGCAAAGACTATCTATCTTTTCAAGTAATAGATTATGCATAAACTCTGCATATTCTAAATCAAAATAATTGTCAAAGTAATCTGCAACGGGTTGCAAATTTGAATGTTCAGGTAAGTGTTCGATGATATCACTATATAACAAACAACTATTTTTGTGTAACCTGTCTTTTGAATGAACAGGATGTTCTTTAACAAAAAGGCGGTAAGGGCTAGTATGAGATACTAGCACTAAATCAAATTTATTTAAATCGACTGACTGTAACTGTTTTAGGATTTTATATTCACTACAACCTGCTTGAGCTAGGTTTGTAACCTTATAATTTTGCTCAAGCAGATTTACCCAACCATATCCTTTATGTTTTACAGTCCAATCAGCGGCAAAACTATCACCGCAGATTAGAAGTTTATCCATTAAAACGCTTTCAAAATAATCATAGCATCGTTGAACCTACCATTAGGGCTTGTAGAAACTGCCTTGATTTCCTTGAAGTATTTACGAGCGGCGGGCTTACTACCCATTATTTCTTTCAACTGCTCACCGGGCTTGCGTAGAGTTTTTACTTCACTGGTTTTATTATCAAAGCCGATAATTGTATTACCCTTGACACTAAATGACTTGCTATATTCATCAGCTATATAGTGATGCAATTTACGCTTTGCTGTATCATAAACCCAAGCCTCACTAGCACCATGCAGTTTTACAGGATGCAAACTTGTAAGATCCAACTTCATTGCAGGATCTTTAAATTCTTTGAGATACTTTAGTTTGCTTACAATCTTTTCAACAGGAACTGCCTTACGGGCTCGGGGAGCTTTATTGGCCTTCTTAATAGAAATATAGCTATTAAAATCAGATAGAAACTGGTCGATAAGTTTCAAAACGTTTTTGATTTGTGTTTTTGTCAAATGCCCATACGCCTGAACTAACTGGCTATCCTTACCTTCAAGCACTTCCAAATACTCATCACGGCGCTTTTGCCAAATAGTATTCAAAATGTAAATGTGTTGCGGCAACACATTCTTTTTTGCTAGTTCATCAATAGGCTTATAATTAAATGTGGATTTTGCACCTGCAAGAATATAATCATCGAACATACCCTCAATTTCACCTGCGGCTTCTCGGGTCCGTTCTTTCATAATCTCTTGCACATTTGCTTTATGTGCAACTTCTTTTTCTGTTTTATCTGTTTTCTTTCCACCAGTTTGGGAAATCTTGTTTGTTTCTGGCTTTTGTACTGTTAGTACAAGGCGATTAATTTCGTCCTTCAATCGTTGACTTTCAATTTCGGACAGTTTTAATCCGCGCAAAGTCATCCTTGCTACCCAGCACATACTAGGATTTAGTTGACTTTCTTCAACTTTGCGAATTACTTTTGCCAAACCTTGATTGCCAGTCAAATCAAGATACTGTACCAGCATTTCTTTCGCATCTTTGCGACCGTAAAAACGGCTGTACCAACTTAGTCCTTGTCCAAGTTGTGCAGTTCGATTTGGCATCTCATCCGCAAAAAACGGTTCGCTACCATAATATTTTGTATCGGGATCTTTAGGATCCAATGCCTTGACTACAGAAGGGTCAGCAGGCTTTTTAACAGATTTGCGTACCATACTTGCTCCAACAAATGTACATGATTACTCATTATATATGTTTTCCGATTTATTGTCAAGCCTTGTCCGATAAATACAATATGCCAAAGTTAAGCCTATACCGCGAAAATAAACAAAACGACTACAGATTTTTGGACAGAAATATTTCTGAACAATTAACTGTGGGCGGTACCGATTTGTACATACATAAGTATTTGGGTCCAACTGACCAAGGTCCTAGTATTGACTATACACAACCTCAATATAACAAACTTGATCCTACAAATATACAGGATTTATTGTTTTTGGAGAATAGAGATAGGACATATGACCCAAATATTTATAGATTACGCGGACATTACAATGTTCAAAACTTAGATTTCGATTTAAGTCAATTTGGTTTATTCTTAAATAATGATATTATTTTTATCACAGTTCACTATAATGATATGATAGAAATAGTTGGTCGTAAACTAATGGTAGGTGATGTTATTGAGTTGCCACACTTGCTAGATTATAATCCATTAAAAGAAACAATACCTGTTGCGCTTAAGCGTTTCATGCAAATAACTGATGCGAACTATGCTAGTGAGGGCTTCAGTCAAACTTGGTTCCCGCATTTGTGGCGAATAAAATGCGAACCTTTAGTTGATAGTCAAGAATTTAGTCAAATATTACAACAGCCTATTAATCAAGACACATATCTTGGTTTATGGGATAGTACAAAAACATACCCCGCTGGTTATGTAATAACTTACGGTGACAAAAATTACAAAGCAAAAATTGATGTGCCTGTAGGTATCGCACCACCAAATGAAACTTATTGGGAACTTGATACAGCAGATAATTTAAGAGATATTTTAGGTACTTATAACAAAAACATTGCAGTTAATGATGCTGTAATTAACGAAGCTAAACGAATTGTACCTAAATCAGGTTACGATACCAGTGAGTTATATGTTGTTCCTACATATGGTGTATGGGAAGAAAATGGTGTATTATCAAAGAAAATTAATCAGCCTGCACCACCTATAGACATAGTAGTATCAAGTAGCGGCATTCCTGGCTCTGTAACAATGATACGCAATCCTAAATATAAGAAAGCAAGTCCTGCAATAAAAATTTCTAAAGCAGCAATGCAAAGTATTTGGGATATGACAGTTGATTCAGATCCTTCAGATATTTTAGACAAATTTGTGCAAGCAAGTTTACAAGTGATTGAAAAAGCTCCTGAAAGATTATCAACCGGTTCAGGTCAAGTAAGTGGCACTAATATTCTTACATTACAAAGTTTAGGCCAAATTACAGGACCATATGGAACTGCTGACAATACATATGCAACAGCGGATCAGGATCCCACTCAGCCAGGCTTTAGTGGCACTATCAGTCAACAAATGGACTTCCGTGCAGATTGCGATCCTAGATTCCAATATATATCTAGATACACCCCAAGAAGTTTTAGTTATACAAATGGCTATTTAACAGGTGATGGCACTGCACCAAATGGACTACCAACTGGCACAGGAATAGCTTTCCCCAATAATCCTCAAGTTGGCGATTATTTCCTTCGTATAGATTATCTACCAAATGTTTTATTCCGTTGGGACGGTACTATATGGGTCAGAATGTCAACAAATGTAAGAACGGAAACGGGCTTTACAGAACAAGATAAATCATTATTATCAGGCTTTATAAATGATACAGGTGTGATATACAGTAACGCAGAGCAACAACTTATTCCTGAAGCACAACCATTGTCAACTATATTAACAATAGCACCTGATCCACTACCACCAGTTGAATAATTATGGCACAATTTTTTTATGACGCACAAATACGCAGATTCTTATTACAATTTGCAAAAATCTTTAGTAATTGGTATGTTACCAAAGGCAAGGATCCTGCAGGAAATGAGATTTTAATGCGTGTACCGATCATGTACGGTGATCAAAGCAGGCAAGCAAGTACGGTTATAGCAAATAATAGTGCAAGTAATTTACCAAGTGCTCCATTAATAACATATTACATAAGTGGCTTGGAATATGACCAATCAAGGACACAAGACCCGACTTTTGTTGATAAACTGAATGTTAGACAACGAACATATGATGCCTCTAGTCAATCATATGAAACTACGCAGGGACAAGCATTTACTGTAGAAAGACTCATGCCTGTTCCATATACACTTAGAGTAACAGTCGATTTTTGGACAACAAATTACAATCAAAAATTAGAACTTATAGAACAGTTGGGTACACTTTTCAATCCTGCACTTGAAATACAAAGTACAGACAATTTTATTGATTGGACTTCTTTATCTGTTGTATACCAAGACGGTTTAACCTTTAGTTCACGCAGCATACCTCAAGGAACAGGAAACCCGATTGATATTTTAACATGGAAGTTTAAGATGCCCATTTGGTTGAGTACTGCAAGTAAACTTAAAAAGTACGGGGTCATACATAAAATTATTGCTAGCATTTTTAGAGGGGACTCACTGGATGCAACTGCAAATGAGGATTTGTTACTTGGCACAAGACAAAAAATTACACCATATGGTTATAAGGTTTTGTTATTGAATAACACCTTGCAGTTACTTCCCGCTGATGAGGCGTTCGATCCTAGCAATGTAAACTTATCGTTACCCAATCCGCCTGATACATCATTGTATTGGACATCGTTACTACAAGTATACGGTGCGTATAAGCCTGGAATATCTCAAATATGGTTGCAAAATCCATATATGGAAACAGAAATTGTTGGTACAATTGTAGTAGATCCACTTGATGATAGATTGTTAATTTATAATATAGATACTGACACACTTCCTGAAAACACTCTGGATCCTGTTGACGCTGTTATTAACCCACTGACATCAGGCCCGGGTGCGGGATTACCTGCGCCGATACCAGGAAGAAGATATCTCATTGTTGAAAATATGGGAGGAAGTGCTCCCACTATCGCCTGGGGTAATGTACAAGCAGAAGCAAATGATATTATTGAATATAACGGGACAGCATGGGTTGTTGCATTTAACGCATCTGCAACTACTTCATTGCAGTATGTAACAAATCTTAATACAAATGTTCAATATAGATATGTACCTGCTGAAGGCGTATGGATGAAATCTTACGAAGGATGGTATGATCAAGGAGATTATTCTATTGTGATTTAATTTTGATAAATCATAATATGAGTATCGCAGCAGGTATATTCTTTTTTTGTAATAAAACAAACAGATATCTTTATCTATTAAGGTCTGAAAAGAATCCTACATGGAGTATACCAGGCGGGAAAATTGAAAAAGATGAAACATTGCTTGAAGGTTTAGAGCGAGAATGTTTAGAAGAAATACAAGTTTGGAATGTCGAATGGAAATTAATTCCTATTCAAAAATTTGTGAACGGTAATTTTGTATATCATACATTTTTTTGTTCACTAAGTGAAGAATTTGTACCAAAATTAAATAACGAACATTGCGGTTACGCATGGGTAGGAGAACAACATTATCCGAAACCCCTACATCCAGGGCTCTTTAATACTGTTAATTTTGATTTAGTTCAAGATAAATTAAAAGCACTAACTGAAAAGGGGACCTGAGTCCCCTTTTGTTTTATTTTAACAATTTTGCAATTGTATCAAAACCTAATGCACCGATAACAACTCCGGCTCCCATCATCATCCACCTCCACTTTTCTAAAGCTGAAACCTTTTTCCCAAGTTCAAGATGAGCATTGTTGTCGCTATCTCGCATTTCTTTGAGAAACTTCTTCATATCCTCATTTTCATTGGTCATGTGATGACGCAATTCTTTGAGTTCATCTTTAATTTCCTCAACTTTATCGTCAAGATTTTTATATTGAACCTGTAAAATTGCGACTTCAGTTTCAGTCTGCTTAGGGGATGACATTCTTGCCACGGT